TTAAATATTATTGCATGTATCAAGATATGCTGTTCGAGGTCCTGAGAATCTTGACTAAGTTTATTCCAGGAAACTCTACTATAGCTATTAGCTGTAGAATTATAATGTGAGTCACTCAGTTCAGTTGATAAAAAAGCATGTATAGTATTTATATTATTTTAACTAAGAAAGGAAAAGAAGACGATGAAGAAGGAACTAGATCCAATTCAAAAGGCTGATATAATAAGATTACAATACGATATCATAAAGCATGTAGAAGGTGTAACTCATGAAATGATAGATGATTGTTATCAGTTATTATTAAATGCAGAGGAAGAAGAAGTTAATTATGTAGCTAACTTAGATTATATATTAGATCAGAAAGCAAGAGCTAATGGTCATTTAACCGATCAAGACATAGAAGATATGGCTAATCATTATGAAGAGGGACTATAATGAGTGAAGATAAAGGATATGTTGCATTTGCAGTAAAGCATTGTAAAAGCTGCAATCATTGTTGGGAGAGAGAAGGTAATAAGCAATTAAAATATTGGGACTTTCCTAAATATGGATTAGAAGAGAAAACTTGTAATGAATGTAAAAAAAAGGAGCTTTCTTATGTTCAGAAATAAAAAATATACTATAAGTCAAGTAGTTAATGGTTTTATAGTAACACCAGACTTTAAAGAAAAATTAGAGAGAGAAGATTTAAGAGTCTTTAATCAATTTGAAGATATGATGTTATATATAAAAGAAAAGTTTGAAGAAGATAATAACAAGATTGCTTTAGATATAGCAGTAGATGAAATAACAAAAGAAGATCATCAAAGACTTAAAACAGCTAAAGAAAATATGTCATGGGTTAATGAAGATATATATAAACTAGGACTTAGTGCTAGAATATATAATGCTTTAAGAGCAGCAAGAATAGATACAATAAAAGAATTATTAGTATATAGTGATAATCAACTTATAAAGTTTAAGAATCTTGGTAAATCTTCAATAAAAGATATGAGACAAAGACTTGAAACATATCAATATAAATGGAAAGAAGAAAATGATAATGGAAGTATATCAGGTAGGAGGTAATCATGCCTAAATATATAATAACTAACTATGTAGATGTAAAAGAGATATATTATATAAGAGCAGATTCAGAAGAAGAAGCTTTTGATATGATATGTGATTCAGAACCTAATGAAATGTATGAGCTTAGTAATAATCCAGAGATAGAAATAAATGATGGATTAGATGAAGCTGAAGAATCAGACTTAAAAGAAAGGAGTTGGAATGAAGAACTTAACAAATGACGACACAAGAGACATAGCAATAAGAATATGCAATGAATTTGTTTTAAAAGGATTAATTGAAGATTGTTTCAAAGGAGATATAGATGATCAAACAGAGTTTATATTTCAAGATATAACCCATCGCCACATAAACAAGGCACTAAATATAAAGGAAAATGAATAGATGAAAGATAAAACAGACTACACTAAACTATGGACTGATAGATTTAAGTTCTTAGTAGGATGCAAGATAATCAAGGTTGATTATATGACTAATAAAGAATGTGAAGATTTGGGTTGGTATAAAAGACCAATACAGATACACTTAGATAATGGAGCTATACTATCACCTCAAATGGATGATGAGGGTAATGATGGTGGAGCTTTGTTTACAGGATGGAAAGATGAATCCTTAGCACCAGTATTAGGGATAGGAGATTGAGATGGCTAAGTTTACAGATGAAGAGTTAAAGAGAGCTAACTTTAAAATGTCTAAAGGACACAAGAAACTATTTATAGATGCTTTAAGGTCAGGAGATTATGAGCAAACAGAAGGTGCATATATAGAACATGTAGAGGGACCTAATGGAAAGCCTTGCCTTTGTGCTGCAGGAGTCTATCTTGCACAGCTAAATGAACTTGAAGATCTATGGGATGCTCAAGAAGAAAAAGATATGTGTAATATAGACTTTGGAGACTTTCATAAAGATAATACGCAAGATCTTATAGGGCATATAATAGATATGAATGATGACATGAATATTAGCTTTGGAGGTATAGCTGATTGGATAGAAGAATATGTGGAGGGTGTAAATGCCAAAAAACTCACTTATAACTAAACACAAACCAGATAATAAACTAATATCAATAGTATGTGAAACTTGTGAATCTGATAACCTTGAAGAACAAGCATGGGTTAAAGTTAATACAAGGGATTTTGTTGAAGTAATTAATCACATAGAAGATAGTATATGGTGTTGCTGGTGTGAAACAAAAGTAAATACAAAGGAGGTAGTAGCATTAAGAATAAAAAGATGAGTGAAGCTAAAAAAAGAAAACTTCAGAAATGGGTAGACTGGATGATGGCTAAAGGTGTAAAAGATAAAGGCAGATGTAAGAAACCTGCAATGACTAATTATTATGGTAATATAATAAAAAAAGGAAGGTAATACTATGGGAATGGATATATATGGATTAAATCCAACAAGGAATACTGCTAAAACAGAGATACTAATACAGTATACAAATGATGAAGGTTTGACAGAATGGGATGCTGTTAAAGCAGATAATAAATTAGATGAATATTTAGCAGCAACAAATGCTTGGGAAGAAGATAATCCTGGTGAATACTTTAGAAACAATGTATGGTGGTGGAGACCTCTATGGGATTATATCTGCACTATATGTCATGATATACTTGATGATGAAGATTGTGAAGAAGGTCATCATAATGGTGGACATCAAATAAATGAGAAGAAAGCTATAGCAATAGCTGGTAGAATAGATCTGTTTATAAAGAATGGTGATGCTGCAGATTTTGCTATAGAAAGACAACAAACTTTAGATGCTCTTGAAGATGAAGAATGTCAATTTTGTGAAGGAACAGGTAAGAGAGATGATCAATATGTTAAAGGAGAATGTAATGGTTGTCAAGGTAAAGGTACAAGAAGACCTTATGCTACTCAATATCCATTTGACTTAGAGAATTTAGAATGGTTTGGTAAATTCTGTAAGCAGTCTGGAGGTTTTGAGATATGTTAGATAAAGATAACTATGTATTACTTACACCATGTTGTAATACCAGTAGTATAAGCTGTTATATATTAGCAGACTTAAACTCTATAAATGCTCATCTTTTAGAAGCTGAAAGAAACTTTAATTGGTGTCATTCAGATGCTTTTGGTGAAGTATGGTGTGATAACTGTGGTAAAGAATGGGATACTATAGAGCTTATAGTATCAGATAAGAAACTTTTAGAAACTAAATTAAAATGGGAGGGATAATGGTTAGTTATTATATAGCAATAGGGATTGGATTCATAGCAGGTTATTTTGTAGCCTGCTTGATGATGATGGCAAAAGGAAATACAAAAATAGATATGGATGTCCATAGCTGGAGGAATAAATGAAATATGAAGTAGGACTACCTACTAAAGATTTATCAGAAGATCAAATTAAAGAAGTAGTATATGCTATATATAAGTGTGGTTATGAAGTATATCAAAGTTGGGAAGCTGATAAGATTAGATGGTTAGTTGAAAATAAGGATGAAATAAAGGTTATAAGTGAAGAATGAGAAATTAAAAAGAGATTGTGAACAATATAAGCATAAAAATGATAATTCTAAAAATTCTGTTAAAGCTTGGAAAAAAAAACAAATTAAGCTTGCAGAAGAATGGATTAGAAATTTTAAAAGGCTTTGTAAAAAAATGAACTTATAAATAAACACAAAGGGAAAATAAATGAAAACTTTTAGAATAATTTATTATGATGATTTGCAGGATGAAAATAGGTGGGTAGAAATTGAAGCTAAAACAGAAAAAGAAGCTGTAAAGAGATTTAGAGGTAGGTCTATAATTTCAATAAAAGAAAAGGAGGAAAAAGAATGAAAAATACTCTAGGTATGAAATCTTATTATTTAGAGATATTAACTAATTTAGGTATCTATTCAGATATAACAGAAGATCAGTTTGATATTATCTATAAAAGATATAAACAATTAGGAGGTAAAAGAGAACTGATATATAATAGTGTAAAAAAAAGACTAAAAAATAGAAAGAATGTATAGTATGAAAGAAGTAGATGCTTCATGGAAGCGTGCTGTGGAAGTTGTTGATTTATTAGCAGCTTGTAATAGAGAACTTAGCAGTCATTTAGATAAGTTGATAAAAGATAAAATAAATATGAATAATTATATTGGCGAAATAACTGATATAATAGATATTCAAAAAGATAGAACTTTGCAAGCAACTGATATGGATTGCACTGTAGATGATATAGAGTGTAATACAGATGAGTTAGAAGGTTTTCTTGATAATGCATTTGAACAAGTAGAGAATCTTAAAAACAATTTAAACAGACTAAAAAAAGGAGAGTAGTATGGCAATGCCAGTAAGAGTGATGGATCATTGGATAAATAGATACAATGGTGTAATAAATAATAGAATAGATGCTTTAAGAGATGAACAATCTCAAGAAAAGAGAATGTTATTAGAAGAAAAAAGAGAAGACTTCTATAAAGCTAATGGAATAAGTGGATTATTAAAGAAGTATGAAAAAGCTAAAAATGCAGTAGATATAACTCATGAAGCTTTAATGCAATCTTTAGAGTTTATGTTTAATGAAGCTAATAAAAGTGGAAATAAAAAATATAGTTATGGTTATTCAACTCCTCATTCTATAGTAGCTTTTAAAGAACAATTTGATAAGCTTATAATAAAAGGCTTTGATAAGTATTGGGAAGAAAGTACAGAAGGTGGTAAGCAAATCAAAGAGCTTAGAGAAATGAAAAAACATGTTACTGATGCAGTATATGCTTCAGCAACTCCTCAAAATCTTTTAGATGGACTTGCAACTGTAATGAAATCTCTCAATGCAGAAGTACTCTTAAATGGAGGTGCAAAACCTCTACTTGAAGAGCTAAATGAGGTTGTAATTAAGCCTAAATAGTTGTAAATTATAGTGGTTAGCAGGTGGTGTAGTGTTCATATTTGCTTGTAGTAGTATGCAAGCTCCTTTTATTATTGTTACTAAGTATAGAATACAAGAGACGCTGCCTGCTCCCCATTATTAACCCTTAAATAAACAGGAGAAGTACATGAAGAAACTATTGTATTTTGACTTAGAACATGGTAGCCAAACTATAGGTGGAGCCAAGGATGTAAACAAATTGTTTGGATTTCCTGAGCTTGAACCTTCAACATTTGGTGAATTTCAAGAGATAATCAAACAACTCTATGCACCTAAAAAGGTAGAGAATAGAGTTAAGATTGGAGATCTTGAAGTAAAACAAACTGTAAGAAAAGTAGTTCCTAAGTCAAATGCTCAAATAGATGGTATAATAATAGATACTGTATCTGAATTATCTAAAAAGTATCAAAGAAGTTTAATCAATCAAGAAGGCATGATGCAAATGAAAGATTGGGGTAAACTTAAGAATACTATAGATAAACTTATGGATATGCTGACTACATTACCTGGTATACTTATATGTAATTGTCATTCAAAATTACAACATATGGATGATGGTGGAAGTAAGTTAGTACCATATATAGATGGTAGTAGTAAGGAAGATATATCTAAATGGTTTGATTTTGTGTTTTATTGTAAAGCAAAGACAAACCTTAAAGGTGAAACAGAATATCTATGGCGAACAGCTCGAACAGAGAAGTATGATAATGCAAAGGATAGAACTCAGCTACTAGATGCTGATATCCCACAGGATTATCAACTTGTATTCGATGCTGTAGAAAAGAAAGGCTGGGATGGGGCAAAGATACTTGTTATCGGTAGTCCAGGTGCTGGCAAAACATATAGTTTAAAAACAATAAATAAGGAAGCTAAATAATGGCTAAATTAACATTAAAAAGATCAACTGGACTTGGAGATTTATCTGAAGGCTGGAAAAATGTAACAATCAATAGTGCTAAGAGAGGTAAGTATGATAATAATGGCACAAAGTATGTTGATATAACTTTTGAAGAGTATGATGAGAAGATTAAACTCAGAGCTCATCAGAAGTTTGTTAAAGCTACTAATGAAGAATTTTGTGTTCTTAATATATTCAGATATGCAGGTGCTGGATTTGTAGAATCTGATGGAAATGTAGTTGATATAGATGATGATCCAAAACATTTAATAGGAAGTAAACTACAAGTATATTTCTTTAAAAATGCTAAAGGATATACAGATATATCTGATAATGTTTGTGTTGCAGAACCGATGAAAAATGTAGCAGAAGAATGGACTGAAGAAGATATTAAAGAATTAAAAGATTCTCAGACATTTAGAATAAATAAATACATTACAGAATATGTAAAGCCAAATATGGTTACTAGCTCAAATGATTCAGGACCTCCTACAGGAAATGATGACTGGGATTAATTTATAGCTAACTAACAACTTAAAGGGTGGGTTGATACTCACCCTTTTATATTTGGAGAATAAATGATAAGAGAATATGCACCAAGCCTATCTAATAGAGGACATTTCTTAACTGAAAATGAAGTCTCTAAAATGAAAGGTGGTAAAGATAAGTTTATGTCTTTATTCTGTTATGATGAATCTGTTAAAGAATATGTTAAAGAAAAAAGAAAGATAGCAGGATACAAAGGTATCATATATCTTTCTGGAGAACATATAATAGATGTAGATGGGAATGAATTTAATGAAGCTAAAGAAAAAGCTGATAAAGTTCTTAAAATCCTAAAGAGTCTTAATGTTCCATGTAAAATTTACTTTAGTGGTAGAGGTTTTCATATCTCTATACCAAGAGAAAGTTTTAAATGGGAACCTCATGAAGACTTAAATAAATATGTCAAAAATGCTCTTACAGCTAAAAATATATTTAAGTATGCAGATCCTTCTGTAACTGATAAGACTAGATTAATCAGAATAAATAATACTATAAATTCAAAAGTTGGTATTTATAAAGTAGAACTTACTGAGCTATTAAAAGATAGTTATGACTTTATTGATTTAACAGAAGAAATTATAGCTAGTTATGCTTCAAGACCTAAAAAACCTTCACCTTATGGCTTCTTTCAAGAAATGGAACCAGTTTTTGATGCTTTACCTCCTACTAAAAAGAAGGCTAAAGCTAAAAAAGTTGAAAGTAAAGCTGTTAATCTAGGAAGACAACCAGATCCTGTAAACTATCCTTGTATTACAAGTATGTTAAATTATACAGGAGAAGGCAAAAGACATATGATTGCTTTAAGATTAGCTTCTTGGTTTAGACTAAGATATCCAGAACATATAGTAAATATTATTATGGAAGACTGGAGAAAACAAGTTAATAAAGATGCTAAGAAAAAAGTAGGACATGATGAAATGTTAAGACTTATAAATGGATCCTATACTGGACATGATGGTAGTGGATATAATTATGGTTGTAATGATTTCATTAGAGAGACTTTTTGCAAGCAAACTTGTAGGCTATATGGAGCTAAACAAAGCAGTGATATAGTAGGATTCGGAGGTATGGAAAATAATGCCTTAGAGTTCTATTCTAGTGGCTTAAAACCTATTAATCTTGGTGATATATATAAAGGTGAGGACTTTCCTATATATCCAGGTGAATTAGTAATATTACAAGCAGAACCTAAAGCTATGAAAACTATGTTAGTACATAATTGGGTGCTTTCATTTAAAAGGCAGACTTACTTTCTAGAAATGGAGATGAGTCCCAGACAAATGTATATGAGACATAGGATGATTAAAGAAGGGTTAAGTTATGAGAAAGTAGAAGATGATTTAAAGAATGGTGTAAGGTCAGGATATAATGATGAATGGCTTATGATTGACTATAAATCTTGTTTTCCTTTTGAACTTGATAAGAGAATAACTGCTATGCAAAAGAAACCTGAAATTATAATTATAGATCATATAGGATTAATGGAAAGTAATCACAAAGATATGAATAGTAAGATGGAAGAAATTATGGGAGCTTTAAAAGAAGTTGCTATAAGAAATAATATCATTGTGTTTGCTATTTCAGAGATGACTAAAGAATCTATGAATAAAAGATGGGGAGTACCTGCTATAGCTGCAGCAAGAGGTAGTGCAAGAATAGCTTATACTGCTAATAAACTATTATCTATAGTACCAACTAAAGATGAAGAAGGATTAATAGCTTTTATTAAACTTGAATCAGTAGCTAATAGGGAAAAAGAAGGTATCAGTATATATCTTGCACCCAATGATTGTAAATTAGAAAAAATAACTAAACAATATGCAGAAAGTATAGAAATATAATGAATATATTTGAATTAACATCAGAAATTGCAACAGTCAATACAGATCTGTTTGCAACAGAAGAAGAGATAGAAGAAAGACTTCAAGTCTTATTCTATGATTTAGGTAAAAAAGAAGACGGAATGTGGATTTGGTTTAAGAAAGTTCAATCTGATATAGATTTAGCAGATGAATATATAGCTAAAATCCAGCGTCTAAAAAAGGTGAGACAGAACTCTCAAAAGTGGATGAAAAACACTATGATAGAAGTCTCAGAGAAAACAGGGAAACTTCCAGAGCATTCAGTTTTCAATCCCTTAAAAGTTATGGAATCTAAGTCTGTAGATATTATAGATGAAAGTAAAATACCAGAGACTTATTGGATTGAAGTGATTACTAAGAAGTTAGACAAAAAACGAATGTTAGCTGATATGAAGCAAGGTAAGAAAATATCTGGTGCTGATATAGCTACAAACAAATACATGAAAGGGTTAAAGTAATGAACTTAAAAAACATATCACCATATGCTAACATAAAGAAAGAACAGCTAGTATATGGAGACACAATGACATCAAAAGCATTTGGTGTAAAAATAGAACATGATAATTGGGATGAAATAACATCTGCTACTGAACATAATAAAGGCTGGAAAGAAGTAGGTATAGTATCTTCAGATTATCTTCTTGTACCTAATAAGACTATGGTACAGATGGCTGAAGATGTAATGGCTGGATCTACTTTAGATTTTGTAGAAGAAAAGCAATTCTGGAATGGTAAACAATTTTTCAGAAGCTGGAAATGTGTAGATGAAATAGATGCAGAAGTAGAAGAGGGAGATAATCTTGGAATAGGTGTAGGATTATGGAACTCTTATGATGGTAGTATTTCAGGTAGAATGACTATGTTTGCATATAGATTATTATGTACTAATGGCATGCAATCAAAAGATGAGTTTGCAGAATATGTATTTAAACATGATATACATAATAAAGACTGGAAAGTTGAAATAGAAAAGACAATGAAGGTCTTAGACAATGCAGAAGATAATGTTAAAGAGTTTGCTACTAAATGCAGTAAATTACCTAAGCATTTTGTAAGAGTAAATGACTTAGCTGATGTAAGAAGAGATGCTTTTAGTTCTATGGGAACAGGAGTATTCGGCAAAGCCTTAGACAGGTTCTTAACTGAGGATAAGTATAGTAATAGAACAGCATGGGATTTAATGAATGCTGGTACAGATGTCTTTTGGCATAATAAGAAGCAAACTATATCAGACTTCAATCATAATAAACAATGGGTTGATGGTTGTCTTAAAATAGCAGCTTAAGATAAAGGAAATGTATATGAGAGGTTAGCTCCTCCAACACCACGCTACACTTACCTCGTAAAGTTAGCCTCTCTATATTATATGACTAAAAAAGTAACTGATAAGAAATCAAAACAGCTTGGAATGAATCATTCTACAGCAGCTAATCGCCTTAGAAAAAAAGTATTATTCATGCTTGTTCAAAGATTAAAACTCGATAAATGTTTCCAATGTAATCACCTTATAGTAGAAGTAGAAGACTTATCTATAGAACATAAGAAGCCTTGGCTTGATGAAGATACAAGACTCTTTTGGGATTTAGGTAATATAGCTTTTTCTCATAGAAGTTGTAATTCTGCTGCTGCAAGATATAATACTAAATACAATAGAAAGAAATATGAACATCGAATAGAAGATAGAAAGGATGAGTATGGACATTATCCAAGTCATACTTGGTATGATAGGGGGTGTAGATGTAATGAATGTAAGATAATTAAAAGAACTCCAGCAAAGGAAAGAAAATGAATGAAAATAAATGTGAAATCTGCAATTATGATGTATCAGTTATATGTTGTCATTATAAATGTATGAATTGTGGACATGATTCAGATTGAGATACAAAAGCAGATGCAGGGGCTGCATATGACAAGAATGATAAAACACTATTAATTAATATAATAAATAAAAAGGAAACAGATGAGTTACGACAATAACAAACCAAAAAAGATATTTCAAAATATAGGAAGTGGAGTACTTTGGAAGAATAAGTTTAAGAAAACAGATAAAGAACCTTTCTTTAGAGGAAAAGCTACTATTAGAGGACATGAAGTAGAGCTTGCAGCTTGGTTAAAGACAGATAAAAATGGTGCAGATATGATTTCTATAGCTATAGATGATGTTATAGAGCCAGAAGAACCTCCACATAGAGGAGGTAAACAAGAAAAGAGCTTAGAAGAGTTATTTGGAGGGAATAATGTCAAAAAAGACAAGCTCCCCTTTTAGCCCTAAATCTGCTAAAGCTAAGGGTAGAAATTTACAGAATCTCTTGAGAGATAAGTTGAGAGTAGCATTTCCGTCTCTTGAAGAAGATGATGTAAAGAGCCAAACTATGGGCATGTCAGGAGAAGATATTATTCTTTCTCCTGCTGCTCGTAGGAAGATACCTTATAGCTTTGAATGTAAGAATGTTGAGAGGTTACAGTTCTGGGCTACTGTAGAGCAGTGTGAATCTAATTGTAAGGAAGGAATTACGCCAGCTATAGTAGTTAAGAAGAATAGAAAAAATCCTATGGTAGCTATACCATTAAATGTATTTATTGAAATGATAAAGGAATAAGATGGATAAAGATAAAGAATTATTATCCAATATAGTTTCTCAACTTGAATCAATAAAAGAAATTATTGATAGCTTAGTTGAAGCTCTTAGGACTTATTTAAGAAAATAAAACTTCTTTGAATGGAAGATAGTATCAAAGCAAGCAGGGAGTTGTTACTAATCAACTCTCTGACTAGCTTTGTAAGCTCCTATTATAGCATCTGAAGCATCACTAACTCCTGGAATATAGTGCATCATATGTTCTGCTTTACTTACATTATCTTCTTTTTGAGACATTTCTCTAAATATATTTATAAAATATGGTACAAAGAATCTAAAAGTATCTCTTGAAGCATCATCATATTCATCATCATCATCTTCATGTCCTGTTGTACCTAAGAATAAATAGATCATCATTACAAGAAGTCTTTGAGGCATTGCTACT